GTAAATATCCCCTGATAGGCTGCGCTTTTAAACGGCATGGCGGTTCTCCTAATATAAAAGGAAAACACCTGATTTTATTTTTGCGCAATCAAACTAAACGTTACTCGGTAAAACAGCTGCTGCGCTCGTTTGAGCCAAGAAAACAGCTTTTCGCTATAGATCACAAAATCGATTCCACACGATCCGCAGGTGAGAAGGTCATTGGTTTTAAGCCAAGCTGTTGTCTTCTCAGTCTTATGTGAACATACCGGACAAGCAACCCCGATTTTTTGATCTTCAAACACGACAAATCCCCCGGTAATTCAGCATATGCTAATTTAAACGACTACAATGTTTCCGGTCGGCGCTCCACTCTGTAGGGTAATTTTTCTGTGGGGTTGTGGTGGTGTGCGAAAGATCCACTATTTGATCATCACACCCCCGCGACGAAAGCCAGGTATAGGCTCCATGCTAGGGTGAACAGGAATATTCCGACTAAAATTTTTGTGACTGTCTCTGGAGCCATTTCCAATAACCGCTAGAAATTACTTCATAGGCGGTATGATATGAGAGCTGGTCTCCATTTTTGCAAGTACAAATGAAACTTACTTGCCGCAACGCTGCGGGATGAGCTTCACATCAAACTGGCGCGTCCCGACCATCTGCCTCCTATGAGGTGCCGTTAAAATTACTGCTCGAATAGAGCATGGTCCAGCGATGACTTGGTATTGGTCGCGCTTCTGATAAATGACTTTCGTAATAGGATGAGCGGGCACTTGCTCCGCAACTGCTTCAATGATCGCCGTCAGTTCCTTTGCGCGTTGGTAATTTGGAGCAAGCGCGGCCTGAGAAGCGGTTGATAAGACGACTAGACCCATTGCACCAAATACCGCGGTTTTTAAATACATAGTCATTTCCTCGTTTTGTTTCACTTGTGAAGTCAAAAACAACATAATTGAAGCCAATTAAATTATTCGAAAGAGGATTGGCAAGAATAAGCGGGTGCAGGTAGCAGGCAATCAGATGTCCCCCTGATTGCCGGGAGGTACGAATCCTCCCACATCGCCAAATACCGCGAAAGCGGGAACACGCTACCGGGTCGCTCCCGGGAACCTTCGGGATGCGGAAACAACGAAGCCAAACACTTCCGCACAGTTTCGAGCAAAGTTAGAAAATTTAACATTGCATCCAGCCCCGCCTAGTGCGGGGGTTTTTCATTTGGGGAGATGACAGTGCTAGAAGACACTCATGCCATCACCTCTCTAGCAGAAGCCTCACAAAAGAAGGTCTGGCGCTCGCGCAACATGATCATGCTTGAAGCATTCATAGGCGCTTTCATGGATAGCGACAAACCGCAAGACGTTGCACGCATCCTGAGAGAGTAGGCAGACATTTTGGAGGAGTATCGGTAATCAGCCGCTGCCCATAAGATAAGCAGCCAGAGCTGCTATAGCCGCGTCTATTGACTTGTTTAGAGCCAGATTACCCAGACCTTGGGCTTTCTCAATGAGGGATTTGATCCAACCTCTGGAAGCTGAACCGCTTCTAGCTTCATTTGAAGCAGACCGAAGCTCACTTACAAGTTGAGATGCTTTCTGTGCATAGTCATTTGCGTCCACACGGACATGCATTCCGGTAGACGATGTACCGGACGGGCCTGCTTCAACTTGGATAGTAAGCCCAGTCACAGACCCTCCAGTGCCTCCTCGGACGTTAACGGAAACTCCAACAAGTTCTATTGGAGCTTGCTGAATATCATTAGCGAGTTTGTCAAGAATAGCTGCAATTTCGCGCCCGTCCATGGCCATCTCCCCATTTGTGAGACTCAAGGATACCTAAAGGACTGAAAGAAGCAAAGTTCTATTCGATGGGAACAAGGCCACATTCGAGGCTGTAGAAGCCGTCTGTCCGCTCCGGGGTTCGATTTCCCCTCATAATGCGGATCAAGGGGGCAAGACCGGCTCAGAACTTCAAAACGATGAGGGCGAGGCCCACCAGAAAACATACGTAGGAGGCGGATACCGATCCCACGGTAAGCCAGTTAATCAAAACAGCCCACCACTGTTTGCGCATGGACGATGCATTCTCGAATAGGTACGGGTGTTGAAACTTCTTATCGAGATCTGCAGTGGCACCGGCGTAGAGGCTATTGCATATGTAAGCCAACCCTGCACCCAAGGCGGCAAAGAAGGCTCCGGCTGCAAACCAGCCCAACCCAACCTTTGCAGGGGCAATGAGCATTAAGGATGTTCTGGAAGCCTCCCGGCTTGCGATAGATGCCAGAAAACCAAGGAGAGCTATGCAGGCCCCTCCATTCAGTAGCAGGGCGGCCTTTAGTGCCTCCCTGCCTGAGTCTAGAGACGCGTTTAGAAGCTCATCGTGCATTTGATCGTTTCTGTCGAATGCTCTCTTTGCCCAGTAGTGTTGTTCTTCGCCCATGTCACACCCTTTTACCCATCAGGAATACAACCGTGAGTCTCACCGCGAAACAAGAGCGATTTGTCGCTGAATACCTGATTGACCTGAATGCCACTCAGGCAGCGATAAGGGCGGGTTACAGTGAGAAGACAGCTACAGAGCAAGGCTCGCGTCTGTTAACAAATGTTAAGGTGCAGGAAGCCATCGCCGAAGGTCAAAACAAGACCGCTGAAAAGCTTGAAATCACGAAACAGCGCATTGTCGATGAGTTGGCAAAGATTGCCTTTGCAGACATTCGCAAGGCCGTGCGGTGGGGTAAAAGCCCAATAGACACCACTTCGGAAAATGCCAGTCCAAATGGCTTAGGTATTTACCCTGTCGAATTGGTCCCAAGCGAGATTATTGAAGACGACATCGCAGCAGCTGTTGCGGAAGTATCGCTCACGCAAACGGGCGTCAAAATCAAGATGCATGACAAGAAATCGGCCTTGGTTGATCTGGCGAAGATGCTTGGGTTCATGGTTGAGAAGCATGAACACTCCGGTCCAGACGGCGCTCCAATACAGACAGAGACAAGAACATGGCGGGAAGTGCTGCGCAGCGAAAAGAGCTAGAAGCCGGTACATATCTCACCAATCCGCATCTCTATGACTTTTGGGAGCGCGTTTTCCTTGGCAAAGCGGATATTGCTGTCCTCCACGGCGGTCGGTCGAGCTCTAAGACCAGAGACACGGCTTGCCAGCTTGTTCGATTGATCGATCATCTTCCAGTAAAGATGCGCGTTCTTTGCATCAGACGCTTTCAGAACCGCATTCAGGAATCCGTTTATACTGAGCTGAAGTGGGCCATTAATCACCTTGGCCTGCAGGCCGCCTACGAGATCCAGAAGACAACGATTATTCACCGTGCCACGGGTTCAGAGTTCATATTCTACGGGATTGAGCGCAACCTCGAAGACATCAAGGGAACGTCTGACGTTGACATTCTCTGGGTGGAAGAAGCTGAAAAGCTGACTGAGGATCAGTGGGTTGTTATTGGCCCGACGATCCGCAAGGAAGATAGTCTTGCAATCCTTCTGTTCAATCCGAAGTTCGTTACCGATTACGTTTGGAAGAACTTCGTTGTCACAGAGCAGCCTCACTCAGTTGTGAGGAAGATCGATTACACCGAAAACCCGTTCCTGTCGCAAAAGGCGCTGCGCGATATCGCTGCAATGCAGGAACGTAACCCGGAGATGTTTGAACATGTGTACGGTGGCGTACCATTGGGAGATAGCGAGCTCTCAATCTTCAAGCGCCGCTGGCTGAATGCATGTGTTGATGCCAACAAGCTTCTCAAGGTTGATCTGACGGGACGAAACATAATCGGATTCGATCCTGCAGACGATGGCGAGGACAACAGCGCCACGGCTGACAAAATCGAAGGCGTCTTCGTTGATGCTGATGATTGGGCGTCAGGCAAGGATGAACTTGTCCAGAACGCCAAGCGCGTCTGGGCAAAGGCAAAACTGCTGGGTGCCACGGTGTCATACGATACGATTGGCGTGGGTGCCTTTGTTGGCGGCTATATCGATGAGCAGAACAAGACTGACGGATCAAAGGTTGAGCATTTCGCTTTTCATGCCGGTGGCGCTGTCATGGATGGAGACAAGCCGAGCGATCCCTCCAACAGCAACAGCCCGTTGAACAAAGACGAGTATTTGAACCTTAAGGCTCAGGCGTGGGCGAATACTGCGCGTCGGGCAATGCTGACGTTCAACGCTGTCACGCGCGGCCAATCGATCAAGCCAGAGGATGTGCTGTCGTTCTCGTCCGAAATGGGAAAGGCGAAACTTGATGCGCTGTTCACTGAACTTTGCGTCCCTTGGTGGGTGGAGAGCGAAGGCAAGAAGCGCGTTGTTCCTAAGCTGAAGCTTAAGAAAGATCTCGGCGTCAAGTCTCACAACCTCGCTGACGCAGTTATTGCGGCGGACAATGTGAACATAGCCACCGAAGGCTACACCCTTGAACAGATGATGAAAGCTTACTCATGACCGAGACAAAGCCCCGTGTTCGCGTCAACACCTCTGGCGTGATTACGGATGGATTTGCCAATTTCGTCACCGGTCTGGGGGGCGGGAACGCGAAGACATCCGCCCATACTTATGTGATCGATCATGACCAGGTCACACTTGAGAATGCCTATCGTGTCTCGACATGGTTCGGGAAGATCGTTGACATCCCAGCTGATGATGCAACCCGTGAATGGCGCACATGGAAGGCAGAGAAGGGCGATATTGAACTGATCGAGGCCGAGGAAAAGCGGCTGCAGGTGCGCCAGAAGGTGCGACAGGCCCTGATCTGGGCGCGGCTGTATGGTGGCGCTGTCATCGTTCCTCTCGGTCTTCCGGGTGATAACAGCCAGCCTTTGAATAGCGAGCGTATTGCTAAAGGCTCGATCAAGGCGCTCACAGTCCTTAGCCGTCACGAGATTACGGCACAGGATATGATCAAGGACCCGATGGACCCACTCTATGGTCATCCCCGGTCGTACACGATCAATTCCGGTAGCGGTCAGCAGGTTTCACTGCATCCATC